TTTTCCAGAACTTATCAAACCTACTATACCTATCAACATAGGTTTATTATACTATTTTTTTAGGCGTTTTTCAATGACTATTTTTGCTTCTTTTACCGCACCCAGAATAGATTTACGGATTTCCAGTTTTTTACTTTTCAAAGCACTGATAGACATATTTTCTAGGTCATTAACTATTAGTTCTAGTTCGTCTATATTACAGTCTTTGTATTTCTTGTATCGAGAATCGTCCATGATACTGTTATTTAAAAATATATGATTATGAATTAACCAATAACAAAACTATGTGGTGTTCCGCCTTCTGCGTAATTTCCTATCTCTGCTTCAAGTCGTTCCATTTCTGTCTGTCCTTGTTGCTTCAATTCGGCACCGTTCAATGTTGTGCCACCTTGTGGTCCTGCTATCGTGTTAAACTTTCCTCTTGCTTCACCTATCATTACTTTAGATACTGCAAGTGTGTAATCTCTGATCCATGGTTTGGAATAGATGTCCTTGAACAATGTTATGTCTGGTCTAAAGTTGTCAGTGTGCATAAGAACTGTTTCGTTGTCAGCTCTCGGTCTTTGTGTAATTGTTAATTTTTTTGTAGCAACATCAAAATGAAACTGTATGAAACTTCCGAACATTTTTCCAATCATTTCTTGGTATGATGCGAAAGCGTAATAAGTGGCTAATCCACCTGTTGCACCTGCCCTCAAAAGATAGGTATTTGTGTAGGCCAAGTTGAATGGTTCAAACAGTGTACCACCTTCTCCACCCTCGGTCCTGGAACCAACAGTTCTCCTGTTAAGATTTCTCACGTTGATTACTTCATCTGGTAAAATATATGAATTTTGATCTTTCTTCAATTCTAAGAAAGCATATGACTCTTCCACAGCATTTGACGATCTCTGTCTATATTTGTTGATCGCTCTTTCCAGTGCCGTTTGATAGTGTTTTGGGTCCAATTCAACGTCAATCATTCCCTCGCCGAGGTTGTTCTTAACGTAATCGAAAATTTCTTGTTGTCCTGTTTGTAGTTCTGACATACTCATATTTATTGCCTTTGCCTATGCAATAAATATGTATGATATGCCAAGATTATCCATTTTTAAGCCTGAAAAGGGCAATGACTACAAGTTCTTTGATCGTAACATAAAAGAGATGTTCACGGTGGGTGGAACGGACCTACATTTCCACAAATACCTCGGACCATACGATCAAGGTGACACAAACAAGGATGGACCAGCATCACCAAGCCAACCTAGAGTAACGGGTTCAGATCTAAACGAAACAACAATACAAGATCTATTGTTCCTAGAGAACAGAGATAGAAAATATGGAGACGATGTGTATGTTGTCAGGGGAATATACAACGTACAAGATCAAGATTTCAACTTATCGCAGTTTGGAATGTTCCTGCAGAACGACACACTATTTTTAACTGTACATCTTAATGATATAGTAGAAAGAATCGGTAGGAAACCAATGTCGGGTGATGTAATAGAGTTCCCCCACATGAAGGAAGATTACTCATTGGACGAAAGCATACCTATTGCATTGAAAAGATACTATGTCGTGGAAGATGTGAATAGGGCGGCAGAAGGATTTTCTCCAACTTGGTGGCCACACTTGTTAAGATTGAAGATGAAGACTCTGGTAGATTCACAAGAATTCAGAGATGTAATAGGTGACGCAACAACAGAAGGTTCTGTAGCCAATTACATGAGTACTTACAACAGAGAAAAAACAATCAACGATCAGATTGTTGCACAGGCAGAACAAGATTCTCCAAAAGCAGGATTTAATTACAAACAATATTATGTTGCACCTATAGACGAAAGAGGAAACATCAGGACGGAGAATGTCAATACAGAAAGTCAAAGGGCAAGTAGCTCTAACACAGTCAACGCAACAATAGACACACCTGCAAGTTCGCACTATGGATTCTACTTGGATGGTGACGGTGTTGCCCCTAATGGTAATCCTGCAGGCTTTGGTATATCGTTCCCGACAACAGGAGTTGACAAAGGAGATTACTTCTTGAGAACTGATTATCTACCAAACAGATTGTTCCGATATGACGGCAACAGATGGATTAAGATAGAGGACAGTGTGAGAATAACTACAACAAACAATGATTCAAGAGGAAACTACAAAACAAGTTTTGTAAACAACGCAACAGAATCTACAATCAATGGTTTGAATGTCAAACAGAGACAATCTTTGACTGATGCATTGAAACCAAAGGCTGACAATTAAGAATGCTACACTTTTACGAAGGACAGGTTAGGAAATTTTTAACTCAATTCATTAGGATATTGAGTAACTTCTCTGTGGAAACAGGTAAGGGTAGTGATGGATCAGTGGCACTGAGGGCAGTTCCTGTGACCTATGGAGATCCCACGAGGCAGGTTGCAAACATAATAAGGAACAACAGTGAAAACGCATTACAATATGCTCCAAGAATTGCTTGTTATGTCAGAGAATTAAATTACGATAGGGAAAGGATGCAGAATCCTTATCATATCGAAAAACAACATTTGAGAGAAAGAGGGATTGACAGCGACGGAAATTACACCAATGAATTGGGTGCCGGTTACACTGTTGAGAAAGTGATGCCTTCTCCTTTTAGACTAGAAGTATCAGCAGACATATGGAGTTCAAACACAGATCAAAAATTACAGATAATGGAGCAAATACTTTACCTGTTCAACCCTGACTTCGAGATACAGAAAACTGACAACTACATTGACTGGACAAGTTTAAGTTATGTTGAATTGACAGGCACTACCTTCAGTTCTAGAACGATACCAGTGGGTGCAGACACAGAAATAGATGTTGCAACATTGACTTTTTCAATGCCTATTTGGCTATCACCACCGGTCAAAGTCAAAAAACTAGGTGTTGTACAGAAAATCATAATGAGCATATATGACGACGATGGCGGTATAGCAAAAGGGTTGATAGACGGCGAGTTGACTTCTAGAAGTTACATAACACCTAACAACTTTGGATTGTTGGTGACAGGAAATCAATTGAGACTGCTGGGTACAACAGGTACCAGTGTCAAGTCAGGCGGAGATGGGTTCCACACAGGTGCTAACGCTCCTACAAGTTTAGATCCTTTTGACACATTTGGACCTGCCGTGAATTGGAAAACATTACTCGATCAGTATGGCAAAGTCACAAACGGAACGTCACAGATAAGATTGATGCAACCAAACGGAAACGAGATCATAGGTACAATAGCAACTTCAACACTGGATGACACTATATTACTTTACACGATAGATCAGGACACTGTGCCAAACAATACACTAACGAGTGTTAAAAAGATTATAAATCCTGCAACATTTGATCCAGGTACTCCAGCAAACGGAGATAGGTATCTCGTGATCAACGATGTTGGAGATAGCACAGCAAGTTTCCAAAGTGCCACTTGGGGTACACTTGTAGCCAGCGTTGGCGACATCATAGAATACAACAGTGCAACAAGCAAATGGAATGTGGCTTTTGATGCTAGTAACCCAGATTCAACACAACATTATCTTACCAATCTTAATACAGGTATACAGTACAGGTTCAACGGAACAGAATGGGTTAAATCTTACGAGGGTGTGTACAGTCAGGGTAATTGGAGCATAGTGTTGGACGGTGGAGCAGATCCAGGATACAATTCAAGCCTTGACGCTACTACTCCTTAATTGTTATAATAACTTATGAAAGATAACATAGTTTGTTCGGGTGCATTGTTCTATTCAACAAGCACCAAACGTTTCCTTTTCCTACAAAGGACTGACCTAAAGACACAGGGCATGTGGGGACTGGTCGGCGGTAAAAGTAAATTCACAGAGAGTGCTTTCGAAGGACTTAAACGTGAGATCGAGGAGGAAACAGGAAGTGTACCGAGATTCAAGAAAGTTATTCCCCTAGAAATGTTCACGTCAAATGATCAAAAGTTTTTCTTCCACACATATCTCATAGCCATTGACGCAGAGTTCATTCCAAAATTAAACGCAGAACATTCAGGATACTGTTGGTGTGCGTTTGAATGTTGGCCAAAGAACCTACACATGGGATTGAGAAATACCCTCAATAATAAAAGTATTAAGGGTAAGTTACAAACTATATTGGACTTGATTGTCTAACCAACACTTACTTTAAGATCTGTTCCATCTCTCCAAAGTTGTCCCGCAACTCCTGGATCACTGGTAGGTAAGTTTGTCATTTTAACAACAGCATTTGAAAGTGTTTTTGCACCTGTTATGTTTTGGTCTGCCGCAACTGTTAAGTTCACTGCAACTGCACCGCCCGCCGCTCTCAACAGGTCAACCCTGTATGCACTAACAGATGTTGATCCACCTGATGTACTCGCGGCATTGACAACTGTGCTTGTACCGTTGAATGTTGCTGAGAATGTGAGTTGATCAGTACCTTTCGATGATACTGTTGGACCGGCACTTATGAAGGCATCTTGTGTGCTACCGTCTGACGTTATACCACTGATCACGGTGACCTCTGATATGCTGGCCGCGGCCTCTGATGCGTTGTAACCAGTGACAATATAAAAGGCACCTGTCGCTATGTCTGACGTGAATGTGTCTAGTTGTGTTGCTGACGAACTCACTGTTTTTGTTGCTATGGTTGCCACGTTGTCACCATCACTTGCTGATTCTGAATCTGATAATAATATTTTGTAACCTGTGATCCTACACTGTGCTGACAGTCCTTTTAGTCTTACATTGCCACCTGATATATCTGCTGAAAGTGTTGTCAATGCTGTGCCTGTGTATGTTTGTACATCACCATATGGTGTTAGGTAAGCATTTGTGCCATCGTGTACAAGTAATGCTTCGATGTTTTGCAGTTTGTTGTTTGCTGAATCATTTAAACTTAAGAAATATTTTGCTCCCCTGTATGAAGACGCACTCCAAGAGTCAATGACAGATGCACCAGCATCTTCTCTTTTTATATGAACTCTCCAAGCACTCACTGATGTGCTTCCACCACTTGAAGAAGCGGCCTTAAGTGCTATTGTTCCTGAACTATTTGTTGCTGTAAAAGTTAGTTGATCAGTTCCTTTGGAACTTATTCCATGTGCAGAAACATATGCATTAGAACTGTCCGATAACAGCATAACTTCATGTATTGATGCCGCCGCTTCTGATGAGTTGTGTCCTGTGACAACGTAAAATGCTCCAGTGTGGTCACTAGTCGACCATGAGTCAATTGTTGTTGCTGATGAACTTACCGTTGTTGAAGCAAGTGTTCTGTGTACATCTGCTGTACTACCATCGTATGTTGTACTCATTGAATCTGCTAATAGTACTCTGTGTCCTATTATTGCCCAGTTGGCAGATGAAGCACCAACCAATAACCTTACGTTTCCGCCACTTATGTCTGTTGTGAGGGTAAAGATTGCATCGGTTCCTGCTGTACAAGTTGTACCATAATTACTGATGTATGATGATGTACCATCGTGCACCACTATTGCTTCTTGCACACAGGTTACGCC